CTAAATTTCAAAATTTTTTTCATAGTTACAATATATTTTACCTTGTCGTATTTAGTCTGTACGATGTGAGTAACTAGATACACTTGTGTAACTAACAATAGTGTGAGATAATGTTTTTAATGTTTAAGAATGAGTCTTAAACAGAAACTTAACAACCAAGTAAATAACTTGGTTCGTGTTGAGAAGCTAATATTGAGAGAGCTAGCTGGGTTCTATCCAAGAGTCCAGCTAGCATTACTTATAACGAATAAGCAATTTTTATATAGCTTATGTAAACCAGTTTACCATGTGAAAATGTGGTGATGTAGGACCTGCAAGTTGTCTACTGTATGCCTTTCGTCTATGGCCTGCAGGTCCTAATAATACGATAGGAGACACTCGTAACTTTTCTATAAAATCCCATAAGTTTTTGCAGTTTACCGCAGATAACTAGGATTTATAAGATGTGAGTAAAGTGGATAGAAAAATATTTATTTTGTTCTTACTTTGTTCTTATTGTGTTATTATAAAATTGCAGTAGAGATAATAGTAGGGAGTTAATTTGGAGACTACTAGATGTAGTAACTCAATACTCTCTTACAGTTGTCTGTAGAAGGAATTGATATGAAAAATATTTCTTTTGCAGGTGCTGCAAGGCTTGAGAGGTACAAATGGCTGAACTCAAGTAACAGTACTTGTTTGTAAGAGAACGAGACTGCACAAAACTATCTCGGGAGGATGGATTTGTAAGCAGCCAAACTGTGGACGCCTGATAACGAGTTTACTCGGAGGCTCAAAAAGTTCCTCAGTTTGCTTATAGAACAGGAGCTAGTACGAATACGTACTGGTTCACCAGCTGATACAGGTTGGTAAAGGTGCGTAATATAATCTTACCATATCAGCTGTAACTAACTTAAGTAACACACGGGCGTTAGAAACCCTTGTGTAACTGAAAGGATTATGCTATAATATGATAGAACTAAATCTTTATTTTTGGAAGCTGGCAGTAATCAGCTATCAAAATTTAAATATGAAGTTTTGCTGTTATAAGGATGGACCAGATACAGTAATCGAACTAGGTAGATTTGAATTTTATATCATACCTCGACATTCAGTATCTTTTAATTCCTAAGACATTAGGTCTACAGCAAGCAATGGAAGAAGAAAGGTATTTTTATGTTACTTCTAAACGCCTTGACTACTAAAAGTCCGTTACAGGATTTTTTATTTAATGCAGTCGAAGCACAAGAAACACACAATACTACTTTTACTGTTAATCACATGTGTATACTCAGAGAGTTATACGTTGCACATCTATACTTTCAAGACGGAAGGTTTGATACGAACGTAGTACCTTTGAAACACATAGAAGAAAAATATCGTGTACCCAAATACATAGCTTCACGTAACGCTAAGATGTTATCTACTGAAGGTATCAAAGATAAGACTATCAAAGGTGTTACAGGAACTAAAGGGTTACGAGAAGGGAAAGGGTTCTTAACTATAGTGCCGCTTTCAGAAAAAAATACTATTGAAGGAGCAGCTTTCGATAGTCGTAACAAAGGAATGAAGCTCACAAAGAAAGGAGAAAGGGTTTGTGAGATTTTATTTCAATCAATTAAAAGGCAAGTGTAATGACAAACGTAAACATAACGAAGCAAGCAGTAATCGAACTCGTAGAAAATGCAAAAGGTTTGCAGGTGCGAGGTAAGATTATTAGAGTAGAAATAGTACGTAGAAAATTAGGGATATATGAAACTGAAAAGTTTCCTTTAACTATGGCTGGCTTTACTCAAGCCACACAATGGCGTGATGAAATAGTTCACAAGATAGAAAATGGATTACCTCTTAAGGTATCTAAGAAATCTATTACCATTGCTGAGGCACTTACTAACTGTGATAATGATGTTGATGTAGGTTGGAATAAAACCTGCAGCAGTAACTGGTCGCAAGTTGGTTTTCAAAAAGGTAAGATGGCTGAAACTTATTTTGGTCCTAAGTTTTTAATTGAGGATATAGACTCAGTTAAAATCAAGGAATACAAAACCTATCTTAAAGGTCTCAAGCGAGGCAAGCAGGGTGGTTTGATGAAGAATAGTACAGTTAATAAATACCTTGATGCACTTAGAAAAATACTACGGGTAGCTGAGGACGATGGTAAGTTCAGTGGAGACCCAAGTAAATCACCACCTAAAATTTCTAAGTTGACATATGACTTAGCGGAGTCTCACCATAGAGGATTTTTCTTTGACCTTGAAGCAGGTGTAAATGAAGAAAAAGATTTTTATGATGCTGCTAAAATATTAGGTGGTAAGTATCTTGAGCTAGCTAAACTCGTTAGGTTTGGAGTTAAATCAGGAATGCGTATTAATGAAATACTTACTCTACTATGTAGAGATATTAACTTAACACGTAATACTATTAACATCTCAGGCACTAAGACAAAGAACCATGAGAGAAGAACTCTCAAGTTTGATGCTGAGTTAAAAGCTATTATCAAATACTTTATGGGTAATAGAGTAGGGAAGCATACTCTAATACAATCTAAATATCCTGCTTATAACAAACGTGATGGTGAATTTCACATTTGGAATAACAGTAAGATAGATAGATATTTTGCTACAGTAAAAGCTCATGCTGGAATTGATGATGATGATTTAACATTCCACAGTAGCAGAAACACATTCATACTTCGTGGCTTAGAAGAAGGTATCAAGCCACATATAATGATGCGTCTTGTAGGTCATAAAAATATTGAGACTACAATGGGTTATGTTTCAAAGCAGCTAAGGTTGGTATCTGATAAGGACCTTGAGGCTTACAAACATCCTGCAGATGCAACAATAGTAGGAGTATAAATGTTTGATTCTAGTTCTAATTCTACTATAAGGGTTACTAAGTGGCCCGATGGCGGAATGGTAGACGCAACGGACTTAAAATCCGTGCCCTTTTGGGAGTGCTGGTTCAAGTCCAGTTCGGGCTACCAATACAAAGGACTAGAATATACTTGTACTTATTTATGTCTAACTGTCGTACAACTGTCGTATTATGGCGTACAGGTACGACACAAGGCGTAAGTTTTTGTGAGTGGCACGTAACGGGAAAGACTTAAAATCTCTTAACATCTCGAAACACACGTGCCGCTTACTCAAAAACATAAGTAAATAGCCCATTATCAGGGGTATATTTACACTCTCTCAATAAGTAACACAAGGGTATCTATTCCTTGTGAAAATACGACAACTTTTACGACACGTTTTTGGAGTAATTGGTATGGAAAATACACTGAAAGACTTACTTGAAGTAGGTATTGGCGGTCATGCTAAACATGAAAGCAAAGAGACTTACCTCAAGAAACTAGATAGAGAACTAGAACTAGAAGAAAAAATGATGACGGATGGAAGAGATTTGTTCATGCGTCAGTACAGAAATAAGAAGCAGAAGCAAAGAGATAGCTCAAGCATATATGGTATACAGATGTTGAAGGCCAGCATCCAACCTATATCAGATGCAATAAGAGAGTATGTAGGTAAATCATTCTCAGGTGGTAGAGGTAGAATAGATAAATCAGCTCACTATCTTAAGATGCTTGACCCAGATACTGCAGCATACATAGCACTAAGAAGTGTGCTAGATAGTATAACTCTCAGACAAACTTTAAACAAGGCAGCCATGAGAATATCAGGATGTCTCGAGGACCAAGTAAGGTTTACCAAATTTGAAAAGGAATGTGAGCCGCTGTTTAAAGTGGTATCAAAAAGTCTAAAGGGTAAGCAGAGTTATTTATATAAACATCGTATTATGGTGAGATACATGAACAAAGCTAACGTAGTTTGGGATGCGTGGCCAAGCAATGACAAACTGCATCTTGGTACAAGATGTATAGATTTTATCAGAGAACATACTGGTATTATCGAGATAGAAAAGAAGAGGATGGGTAAGAATAATACTCCATTCTTTGTAACAGCTACGCCTAAAACACTGGATTGGATAGAGAATAAACTAGCCAAAACCAGCGTGCTTCAGCCAAGCTTTTACCCTACAATTATTGAACCTCAGAAATGGATACATCCATTCAGAGGAGGGTATCACTCACCGCTCATACGACAAATGACACTGATAAAAACTAGAAACCAAAACTATTTATCAGAGATGTCTAATAGAACTGAGGAGATGAAGCCAGTTTATGATAGCACTAACGCACTTCAAGATACTGGATGGCGTATAAATTCTAAGGTGCTGCAGGTGCTGGATACTATGTATTCTCAAAACCATGTAGTAGGTAAGATACCTACAAAGTATAACCATGAAAAACCTGCTAAACCTAACAACTTACAAGGTAAGGAGTTTGAAGAGTGGTTAAAAAATAATAAGGAAGAGTGGATAAACTGGAAGAGAAGAGCAACAAAGATTGATGATATAAACCACGCTCAAACATCTAAGCGAATGCAAATGACTAAGATATTGGAGCTTGCAAAAGCTAGAGAGAATGAACCAGAAATATTTTTTCCTCACCAGTTAGACTTCAGAGGTAGAGCGTATCCGATACCAATGTTTCTTAATCCTCAAGGTATAGAATACTCACGTGCTTTATTAGAATTTAGTAAAGGTATGAGGATGGGTAGCAATGCAGACAGTGCAAGGTGGCTAGCTATACATGGAGCAAATCAATATGGTGAAGATAAATGCACACTTGATGAAAGAGTAGAGTGGGTAAAGAATAACCAAGAAGAAATATTACAATCCGCAAAAGAACCTTTGACTTGTAACTTTTGGAAAACTGCAGACAAACCTTTTTGTTTTCTTGCATTTTGTTTTGAGTGGGCTGGTTACATAGCTAATGGTGATAATCATTTAACACATATACCAGTGTCAGTTGATGGTTCATGTAATGGTCTACAAATATTTAGTTTACTATTGCGTGATGAGATTGGAGGTGAAGCAACAAACCTTATACCAAGTAGTAAGCCTCAAGATATTTATGGAATAGTTGCAGATAGAACTATTAAAATTCTTAAGGAAGAAGTTGATGAACCATTTAGAGAAAAATGTAAATGGTCCAAAAAACAAATGGCTGATATGTGGCTGTCAGTTGGTATTGATAGAAAGATTTGTAAGCGGCCAGTTATGATAGTTCCTTACAGTGGCACAATGTACAGCTGCAGGGAATACATAGAAGATTATCTAAGAGATGATGCTAAGACAAATCCATTCGGTGATGATTTACTTTATCCTACAATTTATTTAGCACAAATTATTTGGCAGCAGATAGATACCACAGTTGTGAAAGCAAGAGAAGCTATGGAGTGGCTCAAGCAAGTAACAAGATTAGCAGCACTTGAGGACTTACCTATTACATGGAGTACGCCTTCAGGGTTTCAAGTCATTCAAGCATACAGAGAAGTAACAGCTAGAAGAATAGAAACTAAAATGTCAGAGGGTATTGTTAAGTTAAGTCTACAAGAAGATGGGCAACAACTTAATAGACGTAGACAAAAATCAGGTTGCTCTCCTAACTATGTACACTCACTTGATAGTGCAGCTATGGCTCTTACTGTATGTAAAATGAAATCACAGGGAGTACATCACTTCGCTATGGTTCATGATAGTTATGGAGTACACGCAAGTAATGTACAAAAATTATCTAAATGTTTACGTCAGGTATTCGTAGAAATGTTTCAGGATGATTTACTTGAGAAGTTCAGAGATGAAATCTATGCACTGCTTAGTGTAAAGAACCAGAAAAAAATACCTCCTTTACCAGCTAAAGGTAATCTCAATTTAGAAAAGGTTTTAGATAGCGATTATTTCTTTGCATAAGAAACACACGTGCTTCTATTACCCGACACTATATAATATTAGACTCAACACTTTTTGGAGAATGTATGACAAGTACAAATATTGTTACACCCAAAGGTGTATTGGTGTATCCGCATTTAAACAAAGCAGATACTAAGTTTGACAATGCAGGGGTATGGCGTGCTAATTTAAGACTTACAGCTGATGAAGCTCAAAGTCTGAAGAAGTCTATTGATGAAGCAATGGAAGCCAACGCTGATGAATTGACTAAACAAAAAGGTAAGAAGGTAAAGATTGCAAATCCTCCTTACAATGAAGATGAAGATGGTAACTTCGTCTTTACTTTCAAAATGAAAGCTTCAGGCACTAGACCTAATGGTGAGAAGTGGGAACAGAAACCTATATTGTATGATGCAAAAGGTAATGTATTTCAAGCCAATGGTAAAACGATATGGGGTGGAACAAAAGCTAAAGTAGCTTTTCAAGTATCACCTTACTTCGTAAGTTCTATAGGTGCTGGAGTGTCTTTAAGATTAAAGGCAGTTCAAATAATAGAACTTGTAACTGGTGGCGATGATGCTTCTTCTTATGGTTTTACTGAAGAAGAAGGTTTCGTTGCAGAGCAGAAAGCGAATGAAGAAGAAACTGAGACACTCAGCGACTTCTAAGTATCGTTCAGGTCTTGAAGAAGAAATAGCTAAACAGCTTAAGAATTGTAAATGCGATTTCGAATATGAAACATTAACAATTCAATACACAAAACCAGAACAGAAAGCTCGTTACACTCCAGACTTCATACTTGAAAATGGAATTATCATTGAGGGTAAAGGTCAGTTTGTAACGAGCGATAGAAAAAAGCATCGACTCATAAGAGAAGAGTTTGGAAATAAATATGACATACGATTTGTATTCTCAAATCCAAACCAGCGTATCGGTAAGAAAAGCAAAACTACTTATGGTGATTGGTGCAAAAGATATGGCTTCAAATACGCAACAAAATTTATTCCGAAGGAGTGGCTAAAAGAAAATGGCAAGACAAACAACTGATTATATTTTTGTACATTGTTCAGCAACAAAACCTTCTATGGATATAGACGCTAAAGAGATTGACCGATGGCACAGAGAACGAGGCTTCTTAAAAATTGGATACCACTTTGTCATTAAAAGAGATGGCACAAAAGAAACTGGTAGAGATTTAATGGAAGCTGGTGCTCACGTAAAAGGATACAATCACAAAAGCGTAGGGATATGTATGGTAGGTGGAGTTGCAGAGCATGATGTAAATGAACCGCAAGATAATTTTACAAATGAACAATATCTTACTTTGAAAAATCTTCTTATAGATTTGAAAGAACAATTTCCTACAGCGGAAATTGCAGGGCACAATGAAGTAGCAAACAAAGCTTGTCCTTCTTTCAATGTTAAAGAGTGGGCACTAAAAACTGGAGTACTTAAACCAGTGCAAGTTACAACGCCTGAAGAAAAAGAAGAAATAGAAAAGAACAGAGAACTTTTTAGAAAGCAGAACAATGCTAGATTTAAAGGACAACGAAAAGAAGAATGACTTTATAAGACATGAACCTTGTCCGAGTTGTCATAGTAAAGATAACTTAGCTAGATACTCGGATGGTTCAGCTTATTGTTTTGGATGTTACTACTCTCAAAAAGCGGATGGCAAGGAAAGGAAAATAAAAAAATTAGATATGGATTTTTTAGAAGGTGAATATAAAAATTTAGAAAAACGTAAACTGTCCTCAGAAACTTTACGTAAGTTTCAATATCAAATTGGCAAGGACGTTCACATAGCAAACTACTTAAATAAATATAATGAAGTAGTTGCACAGCATATAAGAAAACCTAACAAAGAATTTTCTTGGAAGGGAAACTTAAATAACATCTTACTATTTGGTCAGCATCTATGGCGTGATGGTGGTAAGCAAGTTGTTATAACTGAGGGTGAGATAGATTGTATGACTATTTCACAATACGTATTTAATAATAAATGGCCAGTTGTAAGTATACCTTCAGGCGTACAATCAGCTGCTAAATATGTAGCTCAACAAATAGAGTGGTTAGAACAATTTGAAAGTGTAATCTTTTGTTTTGATAATGATGAACATGGTAAAGCTGCAGCTTTAAAATGTGCTGCACTTCTTACTCCACGTAAAGCTAAGATAGCAACAACAACACTTAAAGATGCAAGCGATATGGTCCAAGCAAATAAAACAGCGGAGCTGGTTGATTGTGTTTATGGTGCAAAAATTTATAGACCAGATGGTATTGTTCAAGGAAATGAAACTTGGGATTTACTTATTGAAGAAGATAAAAGTTCAACAAGTAATTATCCATTCAGCGGTCTTAACAATAAACTAAATGGACTAAGGTTAGGTGAGATTGTTACATTTACTGCAGGTACTGGCATAGGAAAAAGCCAAGTGTGTAGAGAGATTGCATATCATCTCACAAGAAACAAACAACAAATTGCATACATAGCTTTAGAAGAAAATGTAAAAAGAAGTATTAGGGGTATTGTTGGTTTGGAACTAAACAAGCCTATACATTTACCAGATGTATTTGAAACAATAGATGGTGATGAACTAAAAAAAGCATGGACCAATGTTTCTAAGTATATAAATTTTTATAATCACTTTGGTTCTACTGATAGTAAAAACTTACTTAGTAAAATAAAATATTTTGTTACTGCATTAAATTGTAAGTGGGTTGTATTAGACCATGTAAACATTGCAGTATCAGGTATTGATGATGGAGATGAGCGTAGATTAATTGATAACATTATGACTAGGCTAAGAAGTTTAGTTGAAGAGTTACAGTTTGGTTTGATACTTGTTTGTCATTTAAAGAGACCAGTTAATTCTAACAAAGGACATGAAGAAGGTTTGAATACTTCTATGTCTCAACTTAGAGGTAGCTCAGGTATAGGACAGCTCACAGATATTTGCATAGGCTGTGAAAGAAATCAGCAAGATAATGAAAACTCTAACAGAATGACGTTACGTATTCTCAAAAATAGATTCAATGGCACTACAGGTATAGCAACATACCTAACATACAATCATGAAACTAATAGATTGATTGAACAAAACTATGACTTTGATTGATGAAGATGAAATAATAAATGGATTTGTTTCACAAATTTTAGAACAAGACTCAGACTTTTTACTTATGTCTGAGGAAGAACAAGAAAAAATTTATGGTATTTATACCTTATTACTAACTGCTCTTCACAGAGCACTATCGTATGAGAATGTTTATCCAGTTGTATATGCTAATGATGCTGCTTCTAAAAAAGTAGTTGAGCGAGCAATATCAAATGTAGCAACACTCATACCAGAAATCTCTCGTATTACAGTTTCTCTCGTACACTAGAGGAAACATGAAACTTATATTTGATTTAGAGACCGATGGTCTCTTACAAGAATTAACTAGAATACATTGTATAGCTGCTAAAGATGTAGATACAAAACGTGTATATAGTTTTAGACCTAGCGAGGTTGAAACAGGATTACAATTACTTAGTGAAGCAGATGAAATTATTGCACATAATGGTATAGCTTTTGATATACCTGCAATCAAAAAGCTTTATCCGCAATGGAAAACAAAAGCTAAGATAACAGATACTTTAATTTTATCTAGGTTGATATGGCCTGATTTAAAAACAAAAGATTTTGCAGTAAGCAATAGACATGGGTTTGATTATAGACTTATTGGTTCTCATTCTTTGAAAGCATGGGGTAGACGTCTCAATGTTTTGAAAGGAGACTTTGCTGAAAACACTGATTGGCTGCAATGGTCTGAAGAAATGCAAACATATTGTGTGCAGGATGTAGAAGTAACTTTTGCATTCTTCCAAGAAATATCAAAGAGAAATTATTCTCAAGCTGCAATAGATTTAGAACATGAGTTTGCACAATACATATTCTTACAAGAACAAGTTGGATTTTGTTTTGATACTAACAAAGCTTTAGCATTACAACAAAAGCTAACTAAGAGAAGGCTTGAACTAGAAGAAGAATTACAAAAAATATTTCCTCCTATTCAAAAAGATTTAGGAGAGTTTATTCCTGCTAGAGATAATAAAACTTTAGGCTATGTAAAAGGTGTAGCTATTCATAAATGGGAAACTGTTAAGTTTAATCCTAACAGTAGACATCACATAGCAAATAGGTTGAAAGATAAATATAACTGGAAACCAAAAGCATTTACGCCTGATGGTAAAGCACAAGTAGATGAAAAAGTTTTAGATAGTTTAGAATATCCTGAAGCTAAAACATTATCTGAGTTTTTACTGATACAAAAAAGAATTTCTCAATTATCGGAAGGTAATTCTGCATGGTTAAAACTTACTAATAATAATAAAATACATGGGCACGTGAATACACTTGGCACAGTTACTGGCCGCTGTACTCACAATAAACCTAACATTGCACAAGTTCCTGCAGTTGGTACTCCTTATGGTGAAGAGTGCCGCTCACTTTTCAATGTGCCTGATACTTTCAAACTTGTAGGAGTAGATGTTTCAGGATTAGAGTTACGTTGTTTAAGTCATTACTTAGCAAGATTTGATAATGGTGAATATGTAAAGCAAGTTACTGAAGGAGATGTACATACATTTAATCAGAAAGCTGCAGGTTTACGTAGCCGCTCTTTAGCAAAACGAGTTATCTATGGTTTGATTTATGGTTGCGGTGATGCACGCATGGGTGAAATAGTAGGTGGCACAAAAGCAGATGGAAAGAAAGTTAAAGAAACTTTATTTAAAAAAATTCCTGCGTTGCCTAAACTTACTGAAGCAATCAGACAAAAAATAGAAACATCTAAATATATAAAAGCTTTAGATGGTAGACTACTACATTGTAGGTCTGCACACTCAGCTTTAAATTTTCTTATTCAAAGCTGTGGAAGTATACTTGTTAAAAGAGCAACAATAATACTTCATAAAAAATTACATGAACAATTTGAGTTTCTCAAAGACTTTGCAATGGTTGCACATATACACGATGAAATGCAGTTGCAGGTTAGAGAGGATTTAGCAGATACAGTTGGTGAGTTAGCTGTAGATGCAATCAAAGAAGCTGGCGAATATTACAATCTACGTTGTCCACTTGATGGAGAATACAAGGTTGGTAATAACTGGGCAGAGACACACTGAAACAAAATGATACATCCGACTTTGATTTAGATTTAAAGTTTGGAAAGAAACATGAACGACAAATAGCAAAGCTGTTAGGTCTTAAGGAAGAACAGGTCGAAGTTAAAACAGAAAGAGACTGGTGGGCTACTACAAAAAATCTTTGTATTGAAGTTGAAAGAAGAGGGAAGCCTTCAGGTTTATCTGTAACTAAAGCTCAAGTGTGGGTTCATGTTTTAAGTAAAGGTAACAAACAGTTACTACGTCTTGTCTTAGATGTTGAAGTTCTCAAGAAGCTTGTAGAAAAATTTAAAAACAACTGGAAGATGGTTGGAGATAGAAGAGAAACAAAAGCAGTACTTATAAAATGGAAGGAGATTATAAATGCACTTGCCGAAATGTATTAAACTTGGACCTTTTGAAATTAAAATTAAATCACTAGACCCTGAGATAGCTGCAGATAATTTTGAAGAAGGTAGTTTTAATCCAACTACTAGAACAATCTACATAGATAAAAACATAATTCAAAAAGGCGGTAGTGATTTAATAAATGTGTTGATACATGAACTGTTACACGCCTCTTATTATAAAAATAATTTTAATCCTGCTTCTACTGAAGAGGATTTAGTCAATGGTTTCAGTAATGACCTTACTGAGTTACTCACTCGAGAAAAGCTTTTCGACATTATAAAGGAAACAAAATGACTTTAGATGCGAATAAAAGAACTATGCTAGTTGATGGAGATATACTGGCGTATATGTGTTCGGCTCAAATGCAAGAACCTATAAAATGGGATGATGATATTTGGACCTTACACGCAAGCGAAAGTAAAAGCATAGATAAGCTAGCTGATACTTTAACATACTATTCTCAAATACTATGGTGCAACAATATAGTTATTGCTCTTTCTAGCAAAACTAATTTTAGAAAAAAACTTAGCCCATTATATAAGTACAATAGAAGAAACATTCAAAAGCCTCTTACATATTTACCTTGTAGAGAGTGGATGGAAAAAAACTATAAGACTTATAAGTATGATTATTTAGAAGGAGATGATGTTCTTGGAATACTTGCTACATCAGATATTATTGAAGGAGACAAAGTAATACTTACAAAAGATAAGGACCTTAAAACAATACCTTCTACTATTTGGTTTATGCAAGGCGATGATTATACAATCATTGATGAGCAAGAAGCAGACTATAATCATATGCTACAAACTTTAGCTGGAGATGCAACTGATGGATATTCAGGTTGTCCTTCAGTTGGAATGAAAACTGCAGCAAAAATTCTTGAACCACTTAAAGGTAACAAAGAAGCTATGTGGGAAGCAGTAGTCAAAAGATACAAAGTAAATAATCTCTCAGAAAAATTCGCTTTACTCCAAGCGAGGCTCGCACGAATTATTCGTTCAGACGAATACAACTTTGAAAGAAAGAGACCTATATTATGGCGAACAAAACAGAGGACTTCTTAAGAGAAGCAATGACTATCACTACTGAGAGAAATAAAACTCATGGTGATAGAATTAAAAATCATGGAAACATATCTCAACTATGGAGCTGGTATTTAAAAAAAGAAGTAACAGCATACGATGTAGCAATGATGATGAGTTTACTAAAGATAGCACGTACTAAAACGGGTAATCCTAATAAAGATGACATAGTTGATGGTGCAGCATATCTAGCAATAGCTGGAGAAATAAGGTTCGATGATTAAAAAACTATTTACCGACACCTTAAAGACTAACGAAATTACTCCTATGCCTCTAATAAAAACAAATTTGTTAGAGGCTTTAGATAGCAGGTTTCCTGAGAAGTCAGCTGATTTAAGTTGGAGTGAAAAAGAAGTCTGGTTTAAAGCTGGCCAAAGGTCAGTTGTAAATTTTTTAATTAAAACACTTAAAGAACAAGAAGAAGAATAATGTGTCTAGGTAGACCATCAGCTCCACCACCGCCACCACCTCCACCTTCTCCACCACCGCCAAGACCTACTAACACTCAAACAAGCCCTGAGCCTGCAGAGAGTGCAACAAGTAAGAATGCAAGTGGAAATGTAGAGGCCAAAAGAAAAGGTAGAAAAATATTACGTATACCTCTTCTCGAAGGTGAAGGAACTGGAGTTCAAGTACAAAATTAATCTATGAATGTAACAGCTCAAGGGCGATATGAAGCCTGCGAAGCTCAGCGTGAAACATTTTTAGAGAGAGCAAGGGATAGTTCAAAACTTACTTTGCCAACTCTAATACCACCAAGTAGCTATAGCAGTTCAACAAGATACCCTCAGCCCTTTCAAGGGATTGGTGCAAGGGGAGTTAATAATTTAGCATCAAAACTTTTACTTTCTTTAGTTCCTCCCAACGCTCCTTTCTTTAGATTGAAGATGGATGATTTTGTCATTAAGGAAATCGAAGGTGATGAAAGTTTGAAATCCTCAATCGAGGAAGGGCTATCATCTATTGAAAGAGCTATCATGACAGATATTGATGTGATGGCTGATAGAGTTGCAATTTTTGAATCACTAAAACATTTAATCGTAGCAGGAAATGTACTCTTATTTGTGGGCGAAGGTGGAATGCGAGTATTCCCCTTATCAAGATATATCACCAAAAGAGACCCAAGCGGTAACATCATGGAGATTATTACTAAAGAGTGTCTTTCTCCAACTACCCTTCCTGAAGAAATTAGAGAACCAGTAACTGGTCAATTAAAAGATGATGAAAAAACTGTAGATATATTTACTCATATTTACAGAGAAGATAATTTATTTAAAATTTATCAAGAAGTAAAAGGTATGATGATACCTAATTCTGAAGGTAGCTTTCCTATAGATAAATCACCTTACATTCCTTTACGTTTTAATAGAGTAGATGGTGAGGATTATGGAAGAGGTTATGTAGAAGAATACTATGGAGACCTTAAAAGTTTAGAAGGATTGACTAGAGCAATCGTAGAAGGTTCAGCTGCAGCATCTAAAGTTTTATTTATGGTAGCTCCTAATGGTACTACACGTGCAAGAAAATTAGCTGAGTCTCCTAATGGTGCAATTATAGAAGGTTCATCAGGTGATGTTTCAGTTTTACAAGTAAATAAATTTGCAGACTTTAGAATTGCATATGACACTATGAATAGAATAGAAACTAGATTGCAGTTTGCTTTTCTACTTAATAGTTCAATACAAAGAAATGCAGATAGAGTTACAGCTTCAGAAATAAGATTTATGGCTGAAGATTTAGAACAAGCTTTAGGTGGTATATACTCAATACTATCACAAGAATTTCAGTTGCCTTTTGTTATGCGTAAGATGGCAATGATGGAGAACAACGACAAGTTACCTAAACTTCCAAAAGATGGAGTAAGACCAAGTATTGTAACTGGGTTAGAAGCACTTGGTAGAGGTAACGATAAAAATAAATTAATAAGTTTCTTACAAACTTTGGCTGGTACACTTGGACCAGATACAATAGCTAAGTATATAAATGTAACCGATGCTATTGCTAGACTTGCAACAAGTGAAGGAATAGACCCTAAAGGATTAGTAAGAAGCGAGCAAGAACTGCAACAAGAAATGGCAGCTATGCAAGCAGCACAGCAAGACCAACAATTAAATGATGCAGCTATTGCAGCTGGCACTAAAGTTGCTGGCAACATACCGCCTCAATCTCTCGGTGAAAGCTTACAACAATTACAAAATCAAATAGGACAATAAATGGTAGATACAATCGAAATGAAAGATGATGGAGTTAGAGAAGCTCAATCACAAGAACAATTAAGCAATACAACTGATAGACCTAGTTGGTTGCCTGAGAAGTTTAACAATGCTGAAGATTTAGCAAAAGCTTATGGTGAATTAGAAAAAGCATATTCTTCTAGGCAAGAACCAATAACTCAGGAAACAGCTGAACAAGCTACAGGTTTATCACTTGATAATTATTACACAGAGTTTGCAGAAAATGGCGAACTTAGTGAAAACAGTTATAATCAATTAGCTTCTCAAGGATTATCAAAAGAGTTAGTTGATAGTTATATAGAAGGACAAAGTGCAATAGCAGATAATCATGTACAACAAATACAGAATGCTGCAGGTAGCACGCAAGACTATGAAAAGATTACTCAGTGGGCAGGCTCAAACTTACCTGAAGCTGAAGTAGAAACTTTCAATAATATTGTAGAGAACGGAACTGTAGAAGAAGCAATGATGGCTGTTACTGGTTTAAAAGCTAGATATAACAATCAAGTTGGAATGCAGCCAAAGATTTTACAAGGTCAAGTATCTGCTCCTACAAGTGCTTATCAATCCACCGCTGAAATAATTTCAGCAATCAATGACCCAAGATACAATGTAGATACAGCGTATCGTAAGTCAGTTGAAGATAAAATAAAGAGGTCAAATGTTTTGGGATAAATTAAAAACTTTTTGGAACTTTGTAAAACCAGATAATCAAAATTTAATTTGGATTGCTGGAGTTATGTTCCTATTAGTTCTCCTAACTATAATATTCTAATGATACAATTATTAGGAGCAGCTTCTCCTATAATATCTGCATTATTTAAAACAGTAGATAAGGTAGTAGATAGCAAAGAAGAAAAAGATAAAATTAAAGCAAAGATACAAGAACAAGCTTTAGCTGGAGAGATGAAAGAAATTTCTACTGCAGCTAATATTATTCTAGCTGAAGCTAAAAGTGAAAGTTGGATTGCTCGTTCTTGGCGTCCTTTGTTAATGATGATTGCTATTATAATTATAGCAAACAATTATTTAATAGTTCCATATGCAAACGCATTCTTTGGCGTAGGCATACACTTAGATTTACCTGATGCTTTGTGGACCTTACTAACTATTGGAGTTGGAGGTTATACGTTGGGTAGAAGTTCTGAAAAAATTGCAGACAAACTTAAAAAACCAAAAGGAGATATATAATGGCTTATGGTAAGATGATGTCAAAACCTAAAAAGATGAAACAGCAAGCAGCTATTGCTATCAGTAAAAAGAAAAGAAAAGGTCTTAAAATTAAAAAGAAATGAGTATGACACCCGAAATGAAAAAGAAGCTTAAAGTTCATAGTAAACATCATACTGCTAAACATATGGCGGTAATGAATGCTATGATAAGAAGCGGAAAATCCTTTAATCAAGCACATCGTGCAGCTTTAAAAATTGAGCGTAAAGGAAAACAAACCACTTAACAAACCCATAAGGGAAGTTAAGGGTAATAAAAAATTTAAAGTTTTTGTAAAAGATAAAAAGACAGGAAACATAAAGACTATCAGATACGGGGATGCAAATATGCGAATACGTAAAAATAATCCTGCAGCTAAAAAAAGTTTTATTGCTAGACATTCTGCTATCTTAGCGAAAGTAACTGGTCAGAAAAATTTATCGCCCGTGTATTGGGCGTTACGTTCTTGGAAAACATAACCACCTCTTATTAGAGGGGTGCTTTCTGTTACTATTATCACAAGCCTCTTGCGAGAGACAACTTTTGAAAACGTAAAGAATGATAATCAACATTTATTATAAGGAAATATAATATGGCAAACGCAACTGTAAGCTTTCTTGGTAAGGCTAATAATACGGGTGATGATAATGCCTTGTTTCTTAAAGTATTTTCTGGTGAAGTATTAGCAGCATTTGCTAAGCAAAACAAAATGTTACCAATGACTATGGTAAGAAGTATTGCTAGTGGTAAATCTGCACAGTTCCCAGTGTTTGGTAGAGCAGCAGCAGCTGAGTATCACACTGCAGGTAACGAAATTACTGGTCAGGTAATACAACAAAATGAGAAGATTATTACTATTGACGATTTACTTATCTCGCACAGTTTCATATCTGAACTGGACGAGGCAAAAGTACATTATGATTATAGAACAATCTACTCAAAAGAAATGGGTGAAGCACTCGCAAACAAAATAGACCAACACTTGTTACAACTTGTAGTACTAGCTGCTAGAAGCAGTGCAACTACAAATGGTACAGGTAGTGGTAATGTCATTGTCGATGCAGACGCAAACACAAATGCAGCAAGTTTAATTACTTCTATATTTGAAGCGGCTGAAGATTTAGATAATGACAATGTTCCTTCAGAAGATAGGTTCTGTGTTATGACTCCAAACTTGTACTACAACTTAGTACAAAACGACAAAATCTTAAATAGAGACTTTGGCGGACAAAATGGCGTCTACGCAGAAGGTTCAGTCTTAAAAGTAGCTGGTATCAATATTGTGAAAAGCAATACTGCAGCAACTGCATTTACAGACCAATCTTCAGCATCAAACACAGGCCAGAATAATGATTATCGTGGAGATTTCTCAACTACTCAAGCAGTAGTATTCCACAAATCAGCTGTCGGTACTGTAAAACTAAAAGACTTAAAGATGGAATCTGAATACGACATACGTAGACAGGGCACGTTGATGGTCGGAAAACTAGCGTATGGACATGGTATCTTAAGACCAGAGTCAGCGGTAGAAATCAAAACATCATAATCTTTAAATCAAGTGCTAGCTCCCGTGAACCAAAATGGGGAACTACGGAGCTAGCCATTTTTCCAAATGACACAAACAAATACAACTGAGCTAGAAGCAGTAAATACTATTCTATCTGCTATTGGTGAAGCTCCTATAAATTCTTTATCAGGAACTTTACCTATTGATGCAACTCAAGCTAAAAACTTATTAGCTGAAGTAAGTAGAGAGATACAAGCTGCAGGCTGGCACTATAACAGTTTTTACGAATACACATTAAGTTTAGATACAGATAGCAAGATACCACTAGCTGAAAACATTATGAGAGTGGACCTTGATATAAGTAAATATCCTCAAAGTGAATTAGATGTAATAAAAAGAGGAAGCTTTCTCTTTAATAAAAAAGGCAACACTTTTACTTTTAGTAAAGCACTAGAAGCTAAGGTTGTTTTGTTTTTACCTTTTGACGAACTACCTGAGAATGCAAGACGATACATTGTAATACGTGCTGCAAGAATGTTTCAGGATAGATTACTTGGTGCAAACACTTTACATGGATTTCAAGTTCAAGATGAACTCAATGCACTTGCAGTTTTAAAACAAGAAGAGGCAGAAACTGCAGACCATAGCATCTTTAATAACCTAGATAGCTTCAGCATAATAAACAGAAAACAAGATACAGATACTAACTTATACTAATGCCACTAATAAATCATTCTATACCTAATTTAATTAATGGCGTGTCTCAACAAAGTGAAAGTTTGAGACTAGGCTCTCAAGCAGAAAGTCAAATAAATGGTATATCAAGTGTAGTAGAAGGTCTGAAGAAAAGAACGCCTACAGAGTTTATTAAGAAAATCTCAAGTACAGGTCTTACTAAACCTTTTATACATACAATAAATAGAGATAGTAATGAGCGTTACATTGTAATCATAACTCAAAATGACATTGAGGTTTATGGTATTGATGGAACTGAGTATACTGTAAATAAACCTGCAGGAACTGCTTACTTAAATGAGTCAGACCCCAAAGCTGTATTTGAAGCACTAACTATAGCAGACCATACTTTTATTATTAATAAAAATAAAACTGTAGCTATGGATAGCACAGTAACTGCAGCTAGGCCTTTTGAAGCTGTTTATTCTGTACTTCAAGGAGTAACACAAACAGAATACAATATAATTATTAATGGAACGACATATACATATACCACTTCATCAAGTGCCTCAGCATATCAAACTACTGAGATAGTAGACCAATTAATCTCTAATATTGGTTCTTTATCTGGTTTTACAATTACAGACTTAGGTTCAGATATACACTTCTCGAGTGCCTCAGATTTTACAATAAAAGCTACAGATGGTTTTGGTAATCAAGCATCTCAAGTAATAAAAGGCTCAGCACAAAAGTTTTCTGATTTACCTACAAAAGCAGTAAATGGATTTGAGGTAGAGATTACTGGAGACAACTCTAATGCTTTTGACAACTATTATGTTAAGTGGGTATCAGGTGGAAACAATGATGAGGGCTTCTTTCAAGAATGCCAACTATCAGGATTAAAAGATAGTCTTGATGTTTCTACAATGCCACACTTATTAATAAGACAAGCAGATGGAAACTTTAGATTTGTTCCTGCTAATGGCTCTACATATACAATAAGTGGCACTGATTTTTCAGTTCCTGAGTTTGGAAGTAGGGTAGCTGGTGATTTAGTTTCTGCTCCCGAACCTTCTTTTGTTGGTCAAAAAATATCTGATATATTCTTTCATAGAAATAGACTAGGTTTTATATCTGATGAAAGTATTGTTATGTCTAGGGCAGGCGAGTTTTTTAAATTCTTTCCTGAAACAGTAACAACTATATTAGACTCAGACCCAATAGATGTAAACGTATCACACGTTAAAGTTTCTAAGTTAAGACACGCAATACCTTTTAACCAAGAACTGCTTTTATTCTCAGACCAAACACAGTTTGTTTTATCAGGTGCAAACATTCTTACTCCTTCTAATGTTGTAATAAATGCTACTACTGAATTTGAAACATCACTAAATGCTAAGCCCGTATCAGCTGGTAGAAACGTATTCTTTGTATTTAACAAAGGTAACTTCTCAGGCGTAAGAGAATACTTTGTTGATGCTGATAGTGATACGAATGATGCCGATGATATAACTGGTGCAGTTCCTAAATATATTCCTAAAGATGTTTTTAAACTTGCTATAGCAACTAACGAAAACTTTTTAGCTGTCTTATCAAGTGAAGAAGAAAATTGTTTGTATAATTATCAATGGTATATTTCCAACAATCAAAAGTTACAAAGTGCTTGGCACAAGTTTACTTTTGGAACTGCAGCTAATACAAAAATATTAAACTGTGATTTTATAGAAACAGATTTATTCTTATTAGTAGAAAGAACAGATGGAGTGCATATAGTAAAAATGCAGATAGCTCCTGCAGTTGTAGATACTGATGCTACATATCTTACACATTTAGATATGAAAGTTAATGAGAGTTCAACTGGCTTAACTAAATCTTACAACTCAGGTACTAATCAAACTACAGTTACACTTCCGTATAAAATTTATAATGATATGCAAGTTGTTACTCGTAATGTTTCTGGTAGTTCTACTATTGCTGGTGAAATTATTACACCCGTATCGGCAACAACTGGTCAGAATACTATAGTCCTTACTGGAGACCAAACTTCTACTAAGTTTTTTATAGGAGAAAAATATACTTTTGAATACGAGTTCTCTCAACAATATCTAGCTATAGGCGGTGGCCAAAGAAGTAGGACCAATATTAAAGAAGGCAGATTACAAATTCGTAATTGGTCTGTAGGTTTTGATAATAGCGGACACTTTAAAGTAAACATCACTCCAAAGAATAGAAGCACTACTACAGAAATATTTAATGGTGCAGTTGTTGGTAGTGGAACTATTAACGGAATAAATCTTGAAGATGGAGATTTTACTTTTGCAATACAATCAAGAAACGAAGGCTTAGTTGTTAAATTGACTAATAGTGAATACTTACCTTCCAACTTTATAAATGCGGAATGGCAAGGTTTCTATAATCAAACATCATCACAAAATGCTTAATGCCTTATATAAAAATTACAGACGTAAACGATGTAAAGTTTCTAAGTAAAAATTTACGTAAAGAAGATATAGATGAAATAAAAGCTAACAGTAATTCTAATCCGTATCACGCTTTATACACTGGTTACAAATATTCTCATTTACCTCTAACAATTATGAATGATGAAAATATTCCAGTAATGATTTTAGGAGTCATACCTCATGGAAAAAACTTAGGTATGATATGGCTTTTAAGTTCACCTGAAATAAAAAATATATCAATGCCCTTTCTACGTAACTGTAGAGGAGTGTTAGATTTATTTCATAAGTCTTATCCAGTTTTATACAACTATATTGATGCACGTAACACAGTACACGTGAACTGGTTAAGATGGCTAGGATTTAATTTTATAAAAGTGCATCAACAATTTGGTTATGAAAAAAGAAAATTTATTGAGTTCGTAAAATGTGTAGTCCAACAATAATATTAAGTGCAGCCAGTACTGGCTTGCGTATAATGTCTGATAGACAAGAAGCTAAGGCAGAGCAAAGACGCGCTCAACTTCAAGGTGAGATTGCAGAGAATGCAAGAATACAAAAAGAGAACCAAGAAAATTTAAGACTAAGACAAATAGCAATACGTAAGAAAGATAAGGTTTATGATTTAAGCGTTGAAGCTAAAGAGAAGAGAGGAACTGCTCTAGCAGCTGCAGAAAGTGTAGGTGGTAAAGCACTAGATAGAGTAATTAATAATTACTTTAGACTTGAAGGAAAGTTCTCTTCACAAATTTTAGCAAACTTGGAAGCAGAAATAAATCAATCTAATGAAAACAAAAAGTTATTTGCACTCGAGCAGGAAGC